TACATCTGTATGTTAGCAGGCAATTGAACTGTGGCACTAGTTCCTATCACATTGAATATGTTGGCTTGTAAAGTGGCCACAACATTATTGGCACCTGTCAAATTAGCTGTCATATTACCAAGTGTGTAATTTGAAGCAATGCCTATGTTGGCATTTAAATTTGCACTGGTCAAGAAACTGTTGCCAGAATTGTTAATGGTACTGAGTGATTTGGTTTGTGTTGCGGATACCAAAGCGCCGGTTCCTTCAGATACTGTTCCGCTGGCCAACACAAACGGATCAGTACTTCTAAAAGTCTGTCCAGACAAGTTTGCTACTGCCAAATTGGCAATGGTCACTGTGGGTGATCCAGTATTGTAATAAGGAATACCAGAAATGTATCTGTAAGTTCCTGCGGTGCCTTCTACTATGATTATGTTTCCAGTAACCAGGCTTGGTGCTGTGTTTAAATTGTCTTTGACAAAACCCACATAGTTAGTATTACCAGATACTGTGTGTACCAGTTTGTAGTTGTTGTAACCTGTGCCAAGACTGCTAAGAGCACAACTGATGTTGGCATTAAACACTTTGTAGAAATAACTGGGCACAGCGGCATTGGCCACATGTAAATCTCTATCAGCACTTATGACCAAAGCAGCGTTGGATCCTACTGTATTACCGTTGGTAGTAAATGTCACGTTACCAGAAATACCATTGTTAACATACGCATTCAGCGTACCAGTTGTGGCTGTGTTGGCATTCACAATATTGGCTGCTGTGGCAATTGTGGTTGTGGCAGCAAAACGTGTTACGCTTGCACCGTTGGCAACAATATTGCCGCCAGTGGCATCCCTTGCACCTGCTGCCAGCAACGGGCTGGTACCTTCGCTGGTGTTAGCAATGGCCAAATTGGAGAATCCACTTAGATTGGTTGGTGCAGTTGGATTGGTTGCAATAAAGATGTAACCTGTGATGCTTGCCGTATTGCTTTGAGCAGTGCTCGAAATACCATTTGGTGTGCCATTGGCAGTTAACGCCACAGTCTTAGCACCAGTTGAAGTATAAGTGTGCAGGGTATTGCCCACGTTGCTCACACCATTACTGAAGGTGCTGTCGCCCCATGACCAGTTGGCCAAGTTACTGTTTTGACTGGTGTTTTGGAAAGTAAATGTAGCACGGTCATTACCGGTGTAGTCAGTATAGATATAACCCACTCTGGCATTGCCAGTGTTGGCAGTGGCATCAGTAGTGGTGTTTGCAGTGGCGCCAATAAAGTTGGCACGAACTTGCGGATTAACACTGATTGTGATGTTGCTTGACTTGGCTGGACTTGTACTAAAGCCGGTGTACAAAAACAAGTTGGCAGTAAACTGTTGGTATGCATTGCCTGCTTGATTTGCACCAGACAATACAAATGTATTTGTCACGTTGGCAGCAGATGGGTTTCCAGCAATGCCTGTTCCAATGTTGACGTTAGACACATTGCCATCGCCATAGTTGTAGTTGTACAACTGCTGGCTGCCAAAACTTGCTGTGTTGCCCGGAGCACCGTTTGAGTCATTTCTAAAACTCACTACTCCAAGGCCGTTAATCACTGTGATCACATTAGCAGTGACAACTACATTGCTGGCCTGTGATGAGAAAGATTTAACATTGCTGGCCGATGATACTACCACAACATTACTAGGTCCGGCTGTGTTGCTGGTACCACTTAGAATCACGCTGTACAAACTGTCAGTGTTGGCTGCGGCAGAATTGTAGGTGTGATTCACTGTGGTGAACGAAGTGTTGCCTAATCCTGGACCAGCAGTAAAGTTGGCTGTGCCATCACCAAAACTCAAATCATACCAAGTCACATATTGACTGGTATTGGTCACAGTAACACTATTACCAGAGTTGAAGCTGTTGCTGCTGAGTGTGAATGATGGTATTGGACTTGGTGTGTACAACACAATGTTTGAAATGCTTGCAGTACTGGTTGAGCCTTTGGCTCCGTTGGCAGCATTGCCGTTAAATGTGCCATTGGTGTTGAAGGCTGTGAATGACACAGTAAATGTTCCGCCTAGTGCATTGGAGAATGTGTGGATGGCATTGGCTGTGGTTGCGTTGGCTGTGCCATCACCAAACTGCCACAAGTAACTGTTGGGGTTTCCAATGTATAGTCCGGTAAATGATACCGATAGTGGACTTGGTCCAGAGTATACGTTAGCGGTAATGTATGTGTTGCCAACATAAGTGCTGTTGGCAATGTTGAATGCCACTTGGTTTAGATCATCAAGGCCGTCTGTTACAAATGTAGCAGTTGTCCAACCTTGATAGGCACCATTGGCAACCAAATTACCATCAGTCGGTGTGCCCAGTGTGATAGTATTGCCTTGGCCACCGGCTGCGATTACTCCAGTAAGTTGACTACCATTACCAAGGAAATAATTACCAGAAATGTTACCAGTGGCTGTAACTGATCCTGCTGTAACAAGATTGCCTGCCTGTACATTACCAGTTGCTGTGATAGCACCGGCTGTGGTTACGTTGCCACCAGTTATGTTGCCAGTTGCACATATCAATCCACCAGTTAGCACATTGCCACTGATTGCATTGCCAACCAAACTCAAACTGGTACCAGTTGCGGCGCCAATACTAGGTGTGGTTAAGTTTGCACCAGCTTTGACAATGATATTTCCGCCAGCATCAAATGCTGTGGTATCATTGTCTACTTTGGCATTAAACTGACTTCCTATTAAACTCAACCCAGCGGAAGTGTTGGCAGTATAGATTGATGCTTGACTGAACTGAGCAAAGGTAATATTGCTAGTACCAAATGTAATAGTCCCTGAAGGAGCATCTACTACATAAGCCGAACCGCCATTGACTGTACCATTTTGAACAAAGAAATAATCATTGATACTGATTTCTTCAGCACTGTTTGGCCCGTATTGGTCAGTGTCTGTAGAACGCACAATATTGGTAGCATTGGCCCAGGTATACACACCATTGTATACCGCATTAGCTTCATTTTTAACTAAAATTCTTGTGCCAATAGTTTGAACATTAGCAGTGTCAATCAAGTTGAACGAACCAGTTGTGGTTAATAAAGCGCCAACACCATTTGCCACGCCATTAGGTTGAGTATAGGTGATTGAGCCACTGGTAGTAGTGGCCAGCGTGGTTGTTGTGGCTGCTGCTACTGCTTGGTGAAATGTCAGCGCCGTTGACACCATGTTGTCAACATACAGTTTACTTGCAGCATCAGTATCTTGTAACGGGTATGCTAAACTGTTAATTATAGTGTTGGCCAAAACAATATTGCCTGCAGGTTGCAGATTCAGATTGCCCGTAGCAGTGGTAATTGTTAACTCACCGCTGACTGGTCTAATTGCACTGGTGTTAACATTGGCAGCAATCACGTTGCCAGTCACACTGACCAGTGTGGTAGCAAAAATGTTGTTGCCAGAAATATTGCCGCTGGCTGTAATTAATCCAGTGGTGATTACATTGCCACCAGTGACATTGCCAGTTGCTGTGATCAATCCTGTGGTAGTAATATTTCCAGCTACTACGTTAGCAGTTGCCGAAACTAATCCACTAGTTAATAAGTTACCACCTGTAATGTTGCCAGTCACTGATGCAAGGCCAGCGGTGTTTATGTTGCCTACATTTATGTTGCCAGTTGCACTGATCAATCCACCAGTTAATAAATTGCCACTGATTGCGTTCCCCACAACACTCAAGTTGGCTAGATTGCCAACTGTGGTCAAACTAGAATATAAAACGTTTGAACTTAATGTGTTGCCAATCAACGCATTGGCATTTACACTAGATGCCGCAACGCCAGTTAATTGACTACCGTTACCAATAAAGTAATTGCCGGCAACATTGCCAGTTGCACTTAGTTCACCTGTGATGTATTCACCTGTGGTAGCAAACACAGCCACATTTGATGTGCCGCCCACGCCCACAGTGATGTTGCCACCTGAGCTTACAACAGTGATATTGGATGTGCCGTTATTGATATTGGCCACTGATGTAATCACACCAGTTAACAAAGCACCATTACCTAAAATATAATTGCCACTGATGTTGCCTGTGGTAGAAACCAACCCAGTTAAACTTGGCAAGTTGCCAGAATACGTTGGCAAGTAATTGGCCACGTTGGCATTGCCATAAGTTGCTGCCAGACCAGTAAGTAATGCGCCATTACCAATGATATAGTTGCCTGTGACATTGCCCGTAGCTGATACTTCGCCTGCTACATAAACGCCAGTTGTGGCAAATGTTGTGAGATTATTAACTCCAGTTACAGTAACTGTAACATTGCCGTTGGCCGCAACTGTAACGTTACTGCTACCATTTGTGATAGCAGCACCAGCTGAAGCAATAATGCCAGTAAGCAAACTACCGTTACCAACAAAGTATTGACCAGCAATATTACCTGTTGCTGTGATCAACCCAGCAGTACGTAAGTTGCCGCTTTGAATGTTGCCAGTGACTGATAGAACCTGTGTGGTTTTGTTAAATGTCAGTCCAGTATTAGCACCAGCTAGACCGCCATCATTGAATAAAATTTGTGTGGTAGCACCTGGTACAGTAATGTTACCAGTCACATTACCAACAAAGTTAGCAGCGTAAATGTTGCCAGTGGCGCTGACATAGCCAGCAGTGCGTATGTTCCCACCTGTTACATTACCACCAGCTGAAATGTTATTACCAGATATATCGCTTGTGGCAATTATTTGTCCAGAAAATTCAACTGCATCCGCTTGGACCGTTAGTACTGCTGGATCAAAATTGCTAGGATAGATATTGGCTAAACCAATCTTCAATCGATTATTAGCCGTGATATTATTGCCACTGATGTTGCCAGCAGTTGATATATTGCCACCAGTGATATTGCTTGTGGTTGTAACTGGACCAGTTAGGCTAACCAAATTGCCAGTGTATGTGGGCAAATAGGCTGCTACATTAGCATTTGAATAATTGTTATTGCCACTAGCAATGCCAGTTAAGAGAGCACCGTTACCAATAAAGTATGTACCAGCAACATTGCCTACAGCACTAACTGTACCCAAAGACGTCACGTTGCCAGCAACTACATTTCCAGTAGCAACGTTGCCGCCTGTGATATTACCAGTTGCTGATATCAATCCACCGGTTAATACATTTCCACCTGTAACATTACTTGTGGTTGTGACTGGACCTGTTAAGCTAACAAGATTACCTGTGTAAGTAGGAAGGTAATTGGCCACATTGGCATTTGAATAGTTGCCAGCTGGTAAGTTGGTAAGTTGACTACCATCACCTAAAATATAAGCACCAACAACATTACCGGTAGCACTGATCGTGCCAGCAATACTTACATTGCCAGCAGTGATATTACCAGTAGCAACATTACCACCTGTGATATTACCAGTTGCTGATATCAATCCAGCAGTGCGTAAATTGCCGCCGGTTATATTACTAGTAGTAGTTACTGGACCTGTTAAGCTGACCAAGTTGCCTGTGTAAGTAGGAAGGTAATTGGCTACATTTGCGTTTGAGTAATTGCCAGCTGGTAAGTTGGTAAGTTGACTACCATCACCCAGGAAGTAGGCAGCTCGAACATTACCAACTGTGCTGACATTGCCAGCAGTGATGTTGCCTGTACTGACATTGCCGCCTGTGACAATACCAGCAGCACTGATCACTCCGCTTGTTAAAACGTTACCGCCAGTTAAGTTACCTGTAGTAGTTACAGGTCCTGTTAAGTTAGGCAAGTTGCCTGTGTATGTGGGCAAGTAGGCAGCCACATTGGCATTTGAATAGGTAGCTGGCAATCCAGTTAATTGACTACCATTACCAAAAATGTATGCGCCAGTGATGTTGCCTACAGCAGAAATCAATCCTGAACTGTTGATGCTGGCCGAAATAATATTGCCAGTAGCAACATTGCCACCAGTGATATTGCCAGTGGCAGTTATACTACCTGTGGTGCGTAAGTTACCGCTGGTAATATTGCCTGTGGCAGTTATCAATCCGCTGGTAGCAACATTACCACCAGTTAGATTGCCTGTAGTTGTTACAGGCCCTGTCAAGTTGGGTAAGTTGCCTGTGTATGTTGGCAGGTAGTTGGCTACATTGGCGTTTGAATAGTTAACGCCTGGAAGATTGGTAAGTTGGCTGCCATCACCAATAATGTAAGCACCAGTCACATTGCCTGTGGCACTCACTATGCCAGCAGTGAGTGTGCCTGCTGTGACGAAGTTTGTGGCAGTAACATTGGCTCTAACGTTTAGCGGCGAATTAACATTGCCAGCAACACTTAAATTGCCAGTAGCATTTAAATTTGCACCAGTGATGTTGCCCAGTACTGTAATACCATTGGCAGTAAAAGTGTTGGCTGATAGAGTAGTAAACGCACCCGAAGCAGGTGTAATATTACCAATAGGAATATTATTGATTGCACCAGACGCAGAAAGTTGCCAACCTTGGCCATTCCATAACCAAGTTTTTCCGCCAAAACTGTAAGTTTGGTTCAGTGTTGGATTGGTTGGAAAATTTAATGTTGCCATTTTTTTGTGTCTATTCTAATACTTATTTGTTTTTTAAACCGCAGTATTGTCACTGACATAACTCCAACGGTTGTTTGTGGTATCCCAGAATGCCATTTTACCTGCTGGTGATGAACTGTTTGATACTGTGGCAACCCATCCTACTTGTCCAGTGTATGTTCTTAAATTTGCTGCTGTGTAAACCGGCAATTTCATAAATCCGCCAGTGTTGACCGTAATGTTAGTGGCGCTTACATTTCCATAAAGATAGCTGGCGTACACTGAATCATATTTCAATGCAGATGATCCAATTTCATAAACTCCAGTAATGCCTGGCATGATACTGCTGTTAGTCTGTACATTACCTACACCATTGGCACTCAATACTAAATTTTGATTCAGCGTGGTTGTGGAGATTACATTGTCTTTGAGCGATATGGTTGTACCCGGCAAGCTGTTGCTGCCTTGTGGAAACGGTGCACCATTGGCATAAAAATAATTGTTGGTATAAACTGCATTGGCATTCACATTACCAGTTACACTCAAGTTACTAAAGTTTAACGGACTGCTGGTTGTGAGTACTGTGTTGCCGTTGACTTTTAAGTTTGCACCATCTGCTGTGATCGGCAAACTGTTCAAATAGATTGTGCTGTTGCTAACCCAAAGGTCTTTCCATTGATATCCACTGCTGCCCAAACTATAACTGTTATTGGTGCTGGGTATGATATCTGACGATACGTCAGTAAGATCAACGTTACCATTGCCTGTTCCACCAGAACTGAAACTTTGATAGGCTTCCATTTC